AAAAGATGTCAAAGCAGAACTTGACAGTATCGTTCATGAAATCACAGGTCACAGAGAAAAGAAACCTCTCCGGCTGTATGTAGACGATGTCACTACGGAAAAGCTTACACAGGTTCTGTCCGACAATGACGGCAGGGCTGCGATCCTCTCAACTGAAGGTGGTATCTTCGATACTCTCGCCGGTATTTATACCAAGAATGTCAATATCGATGTGATTCTCAAGGGATACTCAGGAGACTGTATTAAAGTCGACAGAATCGGCAGATGCAGCGAAAGTGTCATGGACCCGGCGCTGACGATTCTTCTGATGGCACAGCCGAGCGTACTGTCCGGGCTTATGAAGAATGACACTTTCCGTGGTCGTGGTCTAACAGCCAGATTTCTTTACTGCATTCCCACATCTTATGTCGGAAGCAGGAAATACCGCTCCGCTCCGGTCCCCGACGAAGTCAGCCGGGCGTATGAAATGCAGATCAGAAATATGCTGGAGGACGAGTATTCCAAAGAACCTGAGATAATTACGATTTCGCCGGAATCAGACCGGATGATAGAAGCATTTGCCGTTGAGCTGGAGCCGAAGCTTAAAGAGGAGTATTCCGACATCAGTGACTGGGCCGGAAAGCTTATCGGTAATACGCACCGCATCGCCGGACTGCTGTGTCGGGCATCTGTGTTCCGCAGTCATGATTTTCTTGACGTGCCGGAGCCCCTGGTAATAGACGCCGCTACGATGGCAAATGCAATCCGCATAGCACGATATTTTATCTCACACGCAAAAGCCGCTTTTTCTCTGATGGGAGCAGACAACACCGTCAAGCAGAGCAAATATGTTTTGAACGCTATCAAGAATACCGGACTTGCAGAGTTCAATAAGCGTGACATCATGCGTCTCTGCCGCAGTTTCAAAAGGGCTGATGACCTTCAGCCGGTACTTGACCACCTTGTCGATTACGGTTATATCGCCGTAAAAGAGTCCGGAATATACTCCGGAAAAGGCAGGCCGCCTGCGCAGTCCTATATTGTCAATCCTTGTATCTATGAAAATGAACCTGCTTGTTGACTTTCGTCCTTTTTGTCCTTTTGTCCTTTATGTAACGCAGATGAGCAATAAAAGAAAGAAAACAACTTTTTCTTCTTTATATACATTCTCTGCTTCCTATGGGGACAGCGTGACAGAAAGGACAAAAGTCACAGCAGCATCGTCAAATGCCGTAAATCTGAGACAACATGAAAATCCGCACCGGATAATGATCCGGTGAAAATTATATAAACAAAAAACGAGGAGGTTAATTCAATGAACATTTCAAAACCCAGCCAGCACATGAAATCGCTGTGCAAAGAACTCGGGCCGGAATACAGAATTACAGTTATCGATTTATCTCAAGTAATTTATCGTGATTTTGGAAACGGCTTTGACCTTGAGATTTCCGGTGTAAACACGTCAAGCCTTCGTAAAAGAGCTACGCTTTATCTCTGGCACGATAAAAATCGCATGATTAAGATTGTGAAATCCGTCCCTCAGGAGGATATTGGCAAGTGGGCTGAATGGCTCAGACAAAAGACTGAATCTATCAAACCTAAAGACTTTGACCGATATGGTTATCTCAAGGGCGAAAAACGCACAATCTCTGCAGAGGATGGTGCAGATGCCTCGTAAACCTTTGAAACCATGCAGCTATCCCGGCTGTCCGAATCTAACTGAGAGCCAGTACTGTGAACTGCATCGAATCCCGCAACGGAGGAAGTACGACAAGTATCAGCGCAATCCGGATGTAATGAAGCAGTATCACGGCGCATGGCAGAAGATACGTGAACGGTATGTCAGAATGCATCCTCTTTGTGAGGACTGTCTTGATTCCGGTCGGCTCACTCCGGCAGCTGAGGTTCACCACATTCTTCCACTGTCCTGTGGCGGGGCTCATGACGACAGTAACCTTCGCGCTCTCTGCCGCTCCTGTCATAACAAAAGGCATATTGCTCTCGGTGACAGGTGAAATAAGCGTTAAACTACTGCTGTGACCGGGTGGGGGGATATATATCTCTACAGGTCTTTTCCTTCAGAAACGGCGCAGGGTCACGTACGCAAAAATAGCGAAATCAAACGCAAAAAACAGAAACTCATACCAAAATGGAGGTAGAAACATGTCGAAAGACGGAACAAGTCGCGGAGGTTCGCGTCCCGGAGCGGGAAGAAAACCGAAAGCGATCTCTGAAAAAATAGAGTCCGGGAACCCCGGTGGCAGAAAACTCACCCATATTGACTTCGGCGATGAAGCCGAATGCTTAAAAGGCGCGGAAATGCCTCCCGTTAAGGATTATCTCAAAGCCAAGCAAAAGGACGGCAGCGTCACCTGTGCTGAAGAGATTTTTAAGGAAACCTGGAAATGGCTGCACGAGCGCAAATGCGACCACCTTATTTCCCCGCTTCTGATTGAGCAGTACGCTATGTGCGTCGGACGCTGGGTACAGTGCGAGGAAGCAGTCTCCGAATACGGTTTCCTTGCAAAGAAGCCCACCGGAACGGTGATTTCCTCTCCCTATGTCACCATCGCAAGGGAGTATATGAAACAGGCCAATAATGCCTGGTTTCAGATTTATCAGGTGGTAAAGGAAAACTGCACCGTGGACTACAGCGGTCCCACTCCGCAGGACGACGTCATGGAGCGTTTGCTCCGCGCTCGCAGAGGCATATAACAAAACTACATAATGGAGGAATTAAAAATGAATACAGTAGAAAAATACAACGCCCGCCTTCAGGCCATGAAGGAAGAAATGGACGGAATCACACCCGAGGTTAAAGCTGCAAGAGCGACAGAGGCTAAGTGCAAGAAAGACGCTGCCTACAGCAAGGCATACTGGGAGCATATGTACACCGGACTTCCTGAAAATGTTCTCCGTGAAGGGAGTGATGGCTCCGGCGGATATCTTGTGCCGGATGAATACGACGTGAAGCTGGTCGAGGCTCTGTACGAGAATAACATTCTTCGCGGCATTTCCACGATCAAACATACCGACCACGATTTGAAAATTACAAGAACCGAGGACGGAGGTTCCGCTCAATGGGTCGACGAGTCTCATGCTTATCCGAATTCGGACTTAACATTCGGTCAGATTACGCTGAAAGCGTACAAGCTTGGTACGAAGATTCTCGTATCCGATGAGCTCCTCGAGGATTCCGAAATTGATCTCGAGGTATATATCAAAAAGCGTTTCGGAGAGGATATGGGTCGTACCGAGGAGGAAGCCTTTCTTACCGGAGACGGTATCGGAAAGCCTACGGGTCTGATTTATCAGGCACAGCTAGGAACCGAAACCGCTGAAGCCGGAAAAGTGTGTATCGATGATGTAATCGATCTCGTCTATTCACTTAAGCAGCCGTACCGTCACGGAAAAAACACAGCTTTTATAATGTCAGAAAAGGTATACCAGACGCTCAGGAAGACCCGCACCGCCAGCGGCCGCTTGATCTGGAACACCAACATCAAGGCCGACGGTTACGATACATTGTTCGGTTACCGAGTATATCTTTCCAATCATCTCGACAGCACTGAACCCGGATTTTCCCTCAGCACTTATCCGATTTTATTCGGTGACTTCAGCTTTTTCTGGATCGGTGACCGTGGCAAACGTGTCATCAAGCGCCTCACAGAGCGATATGCCGATTATGGGCAAGTCGGATTCATTGCAACGCAGCGTGTGGACGGTAAGCTGGTCCGTACGGAAGCAATAAAGGTACTGAAAGTAAAAGAAGCAGTATAAGGACCATTTCGGGGAGGATGGCTTTCAGCTGTCCTCCTCATTTATTGGAGGAACAGTATGAAACCACAGGATAAGCTTGCAATAGAAAATATGCGTCTGGACGGCATTACTCCTGCCGAGATTGCCTCCCGGCTGCATTTGTCACCCAATACCGTGTATTCCCATATCCGAAGGCATCCGGAGTTACCAAACACTCGTACCTGCCTGAACTGCGGAAAACCTATCCAGCAGTGCAAAGGGCACAAGGCCAAGAAGTACTGCTCGGACAGGTGCCGGATGGGCTGGTGGAATTCCCATCAGGATGAAGTTAAACGCAAAGCATTTTATACGCTGACCTGCAGTCAATGTGGAAAGGAGTTTATATCGTATGGCAACAAAGACCGCAAATTCTGCTGCCGGGAATGTTATCTCGATTCCCGCAGACCCTTACAGTTATGAGAATCTACTGATGTACCACACGTCGTTGTCGCTGGTGGAACGCATGGTACAGGAGAACCTTTTAACCCCTGCAGATTACCGAAAATCAGTCAAAATTCTCTCTAAAAAATACGGTTTCCCGCCGGGAAGTATATTTGCAGAAATAGCTTGATATCCTCCGAAATCTATGGATATATATACTAACCCCAAATTGATACAAGGAGGATACCTACATGGCAAAGATTGAACAGGTTTCATTTCCCGAACAAGCGCCGAGGCTAAAACGTGTCGCAGCGTATGCGAGAGTTTCATCCGGCAAAGACGCAATGCTCCATTCATTATCCGCCCAGGTCAGTGCGTACAGCGAAATGATACAGAAACACCAGGGCTGGCAGTATGTCGGGGTATACGCCGACGAAGCCAAGACCGGTACGAAAGATTCAAGAGAGAATTTTCAACGGCTCCTTGCAGACTGCCGGTCTGGAAAAGTAGATATGATCATAACAAAGTCCATCTCACGCTTTGCCCGTAATACAGTAACAGTACTGAAGACTGTACGGGAACTGAAAGCTATTGAGGTGGACGTTTTCTTTGAAGAACAGAATATCCACACACTCTCCGCGGATGGAGAATTAATGATGACGATCCTTGCCGGATACGCGGAAGCCGAAAGCCGGTCTGCCAGTGAAAATATGAAGTGGAGAATTAAGAAGAAATTTGAAGAAGGCCGTCCCTGGGACGGTACAATTCTCGGTTATCGCTATCAAAACGGAGCATATGTGATTCGCCCGGAAGAAGCTGAAATCGTACGCCGCATTTACCGAGAATACCTTTCCGGCAAAGGCGTCGTGGCCATTATGAATGGGCTGAATGCTGACGGCATCAAAACCCGATACGGGAATGAATGGCACCAACATACTGTCGGAGGGATTCTCAGAAACAGCACCTATACGGGAAACCTTCTCCTGCAGAAAACATACCGCGAAAACCACCTTACAAAAAGGACACTGAAAAACAATGGGGAGCTTCCAAAATACAGCGCCACCGGAACTCATAAGGC